TCGCCGCAGGACATGCTGATCCTCGACAATAGCGGGAACTCGGCCATCTTCTGGTCAACGCTACAGACTCGCGTGCAGATCGCTCTATCCGAACTGGACGAGGGAAATCGTTCAGGGGGCTTCGGCGGCGGCAGGCGGTGATCAATGGCTGGATGGACCCAGGAACAGGCTGACCGATACAAAGCCGCCTTCTACGAGTACCTCAACCATGTGTGGGTGAAGTCCAAGGAAAAGGGCTGGATCATCCTCGGTGAGAACCTGTATGGCGGCCAAGTCTTGGTCATCGACGCCATCTTCGACGGCCTCGCCCAAGACAAGCACGACTTCAAAGTCCTCAAATCCCGCCAGCTTGGCATCTCCACCATCATCCGGGCTCTCATGCTGTTCTGGCTGGGGGCTTTCGAGATCACTGGAGCCTTGGTGTTCGACTCGTCCCAGCACCTTGACGAAGCCCGCACCGAACTGATCGACATGCTGGAACGGATGCCGATGGACTTCCGGTTCCCACGCAAGGCCCGCGACAACCGATACAGCCTCTCTCTCGACAACCGGTCCCGTGTGAACCTGATGGCGGCCGGAACACGGGAAAGCAAAGGCTCCAAGGGCCTCGGCGCAGGGTCTGCTATCTCCCTCGCCCACCGATCCGAACTCTGCAACTACGGCAACATCGCCGGCTTGGAGCACTTCCGGCATTCACTGGCCCGAACCAATCCCAACCGCCTGTTCGTGGACGAAAGCACCGCGCTCGGCTTCAACATCTGGCACGAGATCTGGGAGGAAGCGAAGAACGACCACCATTGCGTCTGCATCTTCTGCGGCTGGTGGTCGCACCCCGGCCAGCGAATCGAACAGGACGACCCCGATTTTGAGGTTTATGGCGTCGCCCCCTTGACCGACGAAGAAAAGAAGAAAATCCAGGACGTTTACCAGCAGTACAACCACGAAATAACGATCGAACAACTCGCGTGGATCAGGCGCGAGATGAACCCGACCGCGAAGCAGGAAGGCGACACCGACGCGGACTATTCCGGCGATCCAACCCGCATCCAGAACCAGCCGTGGACCGAAGAAGACGCCTTCCAGATGACGGGATCGATCTTTTTCGATGCCGAGAAGCTGACCCAACAGGCTAACAACAACGTCTCGAAGAAATACCAGACCTATTCCTTCTTCCCCGGCTTTGAGTTCACCGACTTTCGTGCTGCACCTGCACACAACGCTAAGTCAGTTGAGCTTAAAGTGTGGGAAGAACCCATTGAAGAGTCAGTATATATCGTCGCGGCCGACGTGGCCTACGGCATCAACGAGAACAACGACCGCTCGGCCATACAGGTGCTGAGATGCTTCGCTGACGGTCTGGATCAGGTGGCTGAGTATGCTTGGCCGCTCATCAACACCCGCCAGTTCGCGTGGGTCATCGCCGCCGTTGAGGGCTGGTACGCCGGGGACAAGTCCGATGTATACCGGATCGTCGACATCAACGGGCCTGGAGAAGCCACGTGGCGGGAACTCATGTCCCTGAAACACCAGTTGGACCGGGGATACTTCGGTCACCAGATGCAAGAGAGGGGCCTGCTGAACATCCAGCGCAACGTGAAGAACTACATCTACACCCGGTCAGACAGCATGTCGCCGGGCCGGGCGTGGCAGTTCAAGGCGCAGAGCCAGTTGAAGGTGGCCATTCTGGAGAGACTGAGAGACTTCACGTCGAACGGCATGCTGCGGATCAGATCGCAGGACACGCTGGAGGAAATGCGCTCCGTCACCCGAGAAGGAGATAAGATCGAAGCGCAAGGCACGGCCAAGGATGATCGGGTGCTTTCTCTGGCCATGGGGGTCCGGGTCTGGGACGAGAGGGTGAGGCGGTTGCTGGTCAACCAGAGACGCACTCGGGTAAACGACGAGATGAAGCGCCGGCATTCGGTCAGGGATCAGGTGACGCTGTTCAATCAGGCGCAGTTCGATGCCTTCCTGGCAGGGAGAATGGCCCACCGTAGGGCAGTGATCCGAGCGGCGAGGGGGAGAAGGTGGTGATGTCGTCATATCTCGTGATCAGTGTCGAAAATATTCCTGTCATGTCGTTTGACGACCGGATGGTGGCCATCGAGTGGTGCAAGTCACAGCCCAAGGGCCAGCGTTACAAGGTGGTCATGCTGCCAAACGAAAACGGGAAGATGCCTGAGACAAACGTGGGTACACTCAATCCGGTGTTCGTGTCATGACCATATCTCGAGTCTACGGCTGTCCGGGCACCCTCCGACACCCGCCCCACCAGTTCCGCTACCTCCACCACCCCAGCGTTGAGGCGGACCCTCTGCCCCGATACTGCGCCCAGTGCGGGTACGACAGCGAAGGCGAGGACATCCCAGAGGCCGTCACCGCCCCGCACATCGCCAAGACGATCGGCAAGACCGTGGACGACATGTACCGTGGCATGGAGGAAGGGGCTGAACATCGCGCCGCCATGGCCATGGAACAGTTCGGTCTGGATAAGGACGAGTCTGCCCAACTCAAGATCACCAACATGCGGGATGACATTCACACTGGGGATACCTCGGACATACCCGTCAAGAACGAGATCACCAAGATCATGGCCGAAGCCCCGCAAGGGACGTTCGGGTTCCAGTCCCGCGATCAAGGGTGGGAATACAGCCAAGCGGCACACCAGACACCAATCATTGCTGAACGAAATCCGGGCGCACGGACGATGCATCAGTTAAGATCAGCCCACGCCGCCTTCACTTCCACCGCTGGGCACGCCGGCGCCACCACGTCATCCATGCCGGCCTTGGAGACGACGCGGCCGGACTATAGAAGGAGAGTGTGATGGCGATGACGCCGGGCATACCGGACTTTTGGTACTCCCTTATCCCCGAAGGTAAGCTCGGGTACGCATGGAAAAACGAGAGCGGACGCTGGGTGGAGGGCATGAACTATGCTCTTGATGATTACTGCAGCGACCCGCAAACGTTCGTACCGAATCCATCCAGCATGTTCCGTCTGCGCGCCGCCGATCTTATGGCTGACGCAGCAAACCTTATGTCTCGGGCGTGCATGGCAGAGTATTGCAGTAGCGGCGGCTGGAAACTGGATCGCGACTGATGGACATTGTAACTCGCATCATCGTGGACATCGTGAGGGCCACAGACAACGCTGGAGGCGTCTCCCCGACCGTATGGGAAATCCCCGTCGCGGATTATGAGGCGGCGGAAACGGAAGTCAGAGGACGGCGAGCGGAATCAGATCTACCGTTCCTGTCCGCGCCGATTGATCGCCCCAACTTTCTGTTGGCTGGCGTTCCGGTGGTGGCTGTCAATGGCTGACACAGCAGAAGTCCTGGAGTTTCCGTCCCGTCAGAAGGACATGACGGCCCGCCCGGAGGCGATGGTCGACCTCCCGGATGACAATACCAAGCTGGTCAAGACCGCTCTCGACATCATCGAAGTCTGCCGCAGCGACTCGGCTATCCGGGCCTCCTACTGCCGCCAACTAAACATGGTCATTGAGACCGGTAAGAAGGACGGCACCCGCTCCCTCATCAACCTTCTCTACCGGGTCATTGACCGACTGGCCTCCCACCTGTTTTCCCCGACAGACATCAGGTTCTCGATGGACTTCGAGAACGAGTACGGTCCCGACATTCTGGAACGCGGCAAGGTCGCGGCCCGCCAGATGTCCCGCTCGTGGGAGCGGACCAACACCGACCTGACGTTCGCCATGGGGGTGTTCGAGTCGCTGAAATACGGCGGCGCCATCCTCAAGCAGTGGCCATCGCAGTCCGGCAAGGACAAGATCCCCGTATTCCATTCCAGTCTGGTCATGCCGTGGCAGTTCGGCGTCTACCGCCCGGACATGGTGAGCCTCGATTCGCAGCCCGCCATGGTCGAGACGATCATGCTCACTCTGCCAGAGGTATGGCGGCGCATCTGGCACATGCCAGACGCCAGAAAGCTATTCGACCGGATCAAGCAGCACGCCGCCCCCGGCTCCGGCCAGGACGTGGCCAACAACTTCTTCCACCAGGTTCTGTCCACCTCCCCGATCCAAACCGGCTCCCAAGGTGCCCAGAGACCCGTGCCAGGTGGCATCGTCCAACTCAGCACGGACCCGAATTTTACCAGCATTCCGCCGTCGACCACGGCACCTCTGGTCAGGATGCACGAACTCTGGCTGTGGGGCCGGGAGGACTACGAAACCATCCAGATTATCGAGCCGGACATCCTGATCGCCCCCCGCTATCGGCGGTCGAACCTGCTCACCGGGACATCACAGAGCGGGCTTCACCCGTACACGATGATCCAGCCCAACCAGACCCACGGGAACATCTGGGGCCGCTCCGAGCTGGCAGACCTCATGGAGCCACAGGACTTCCTGTCCCAAACCGCGATGGACATCAAAAGGATATTCGGGGTTCAGGTCGACAAGGTGCTGGCCTTTACCGGCGACGGCATGACCGACGAACTGTACGACCAAGCCCGCGCGGCCGGGTATATGAACCTCGGAGCGGGCGGGGATGTGAAAGACCTCACCCCTCAATTCCCAGGCGAAGCCCTGCCTCTGGTCGACAAGATCATCGCAATCATGGAGATGATCAGCGGCTTCGATAACATGTTGTCGGGCCGTGGGGAGACAGGCGTCAGGTCAGGAACCCAGTCAAACCCCATGATGAGGGCCGCCGGGGCTCCGCTGAAGGACCGCTCCCTGATCGTGGAACGTCAGTGCGCCGCCGCCGCCGATTTGCGGTTCTCGCTCATGCAACTGAAAGACGGTCGGACCTACTGGACCGACCCCAAGAAGCCGGCCGAGACCGCATTCCTGCTGGATGATGTGCCGGATGACGGTAGAATGGTGGTGGATGGCCACAGTTCGTCCGCCATCTTCGCTGATGAGCATCAGTCACTGATCATCGGTGGGGTGAAGATGGGCCTGGTGGACCCCGAATCGGGGATCGAGCAGCTTCCGTTCCAGAACAAGGATACCTTGCTCGCTCGGCTGAGGATGAAGGAAGAGAAGCAGCAGGCGATCATGGAAGACCTGCACAAGCACGACCCAGAGGCTTGGGCGAGGCTGTTGGAGAAGCAGAGCGGCAGGCGGCGCTAGGCCAGTCGCTTCCCCCTATCTGGGAGTCCCATTGCAGCGGACTCGCGCTTAATTTCGTACGGGCTTAAGGCTAATTTCATAGCGATCGAGGAGATTTTTTCTCCCTCATCCCACATCGATATGAACCGTGATTTCATATTCTCATCCCAGACCTTACGCCGCGCGTTAAACTGGCGGAGAACTATAGAGGTTGCCCCTCTCTTCAATTGATCCCTGAGCACTTTAACCTTAAATCTTATGGAGTTAGCGGGTATTCCGATCTGTCTTTCGATTTCCTCGATCGGGATGAAAGCGTTCCACAACTCGACCATCCTGCTGGTCTCATCGTCGGTCCACTTGATCCTCTTTCGTCTCACGGGATCACGTCCCGGCTTGCCCATTCAATAAACTGCTCGGTCGGGAAGTATATCCGTCGCCCTCTCCGGTGGTGAGGTGGGGCGTCCGGCCCCTTCAGGCGGATGTAGAGCATCCAAATCGACATATGCGCGATGACCGCTGCCTGCTTGTATTCCAGGTACTCAGGCACCGGAACCCCACCAACCGTTTGCTGTCGGGCCGCACTCATTCGCCCCCTCCCTTTCAAGAAACCACGCCAACACAAAAAGATATAGCTAACCCCGATTGATACATCTAGCGGTTTCGTTGTCATCTCATTCTACATCTATGAGCCCGAGCATACCGCCCACAGGCCGCAAGGCCAGCGAGGCGGCGTTAATGAGGACCGTGTGAGGGTGTGTGCAACCTTAAGGAGCAAAGCAGATGAACATCCGCTTCCGTGGCCGCAAGCATCGTCGTCGGTAATCCGGTGAAGATGCGCAAGGGTCGCAAGACCCATAGGCGATAGGCCGCCATGTCAGGCACCGTCCCGCCCCAACCTCAAGCCGCTCCGCCTCCTGGAAGTCCACAGCCGGGTCAGCCGCCCATCGGTTCCTCCCCTGCGACCGGACCAACCCAGAACTTGGGCGCTGCTGCGAAAGGGATGCAGGCGGTCGGTGCCATTTTGAATGGTATGGCCATGGTCATTCCCTTGGTGGGCGCCGGCTCTCCAGTCGGACAAGCGCTCGCCAAGGCAATGGCTGACATCGGCAAACACGTTCAGCCCGGCGCGAATACCCCGCAAGGCGACAACGAGTTCGTCAAACAGATGGCAATGCGCCAGCAGCGCATGGGTTCACAGCAGGGCGCAATCGCTTCGCAGGCACCACCGCCTCAGCCAATGCCGCCCGGCGCACCAGGATAGGAGGCAGCTTTGCCGAATATTTTTCAAGATCCAACGAAATCCGTCCCGAAGTCGGATGAGCAGATCGTCCGCGTGGACATGGAACAACTCGACATCGGCGGCCGGAAGTCGCATCTGCCGGGTCAGGGCAAGTCCTCGGATATGTCCATCGACCATGTGCCAAACGCAGGTAGCAAAGGCTAACCGCGATGGCGACAGTCCAGATCGACGAATCGGAGCTGCTGAACCAGCAGAGAGTGTTGGCCAAGGTCAACAACATGCTGGCTCACCCCGAAGCCCGTAAGCTTCTGCTCCGGGCCTCCAAAATCCAGGACCCCGCCGCCAACATCCCCGAGATTGACGCCGCCGCTCCGGTCCTGACCGAAGTCGACGCGCTCAAGAAGGCGCTGGCCGAGGACAAGGCCGAGAGAAAGGCCGAGCGGGAAGCCGAAGCGCAGGAACGCGCGATGGCACAAGCCCGCGCCACCGTCGCCTCCCAGAAGCAGCGCCTGCGCGAGCAGGGATGGAGAGACGAGGGAATCGAAGAGATCGAGAAGTTCGCCACCGAGCGCGGCGTTCCCGATCTGGAAATCGCCGCCTCCCACTGGGAAAAGCTCCACCCGCCATCCGAGCCGGCCACCCCGAACGGATCTGGATCGTGGGGCTTCTTCGACGACCAGCAGGCCGACAACGACAAGAAGTTTGTCGAGTCGATGATCAACACCAAAGGCGAGGACGAAGGCGCGCTCAATTCGGAAATACGCGCCGCCCTCGCCGAAGTGCGCGGTCAGAGAGTCGGACGATGATCAGCGCAAGTAACGGAGTGATCTGAGATGCCCTTGCCAGGGATTGGCGTAGCCCCGTCAGGCTCGCTCTATAACGAGTTGACGAGCGTTACACGCAGGGCATTCGTCCGGCGTCTGTTCGTTCAGATATACTTTGCCTCCCCATCCCTGTTCTACCTGTGGGGAAATGCCCAGCGGGCGGCAGGCGGTCTGAACCAGGTGACCATCCCCATGCAGGGGCAGTCGATGGTGCAGGGCCAGTTCACCGGGTATGGCGGCGGGTTTAACTCCCCGGTCGTGACCCCCGGCGTCCAGAACGGCCAGTGGAACCTCGCCTATTGGGTGGTCCCCATCCCGCTGCCATTCGGTGAGACGATCATCCAGGCGACCGATCGCGAGATCAGTCTGCTCAAGGCGCGCATGAACGATGCGTACGCCACCACACGGCAGAACATCGCCCGCCTGCTCTACACGAACAACTCCGCCAACCCGCAGATGCCGGACAGCTTCATCGGAGCGTTCGACAACGGCACAAACATCCCGACCTACGGCGGCATCAACCGCACGGCGGCTGGGAACTCAGCCTTCCAGGGCCAGTACATCAATGTCGGCACCGGCAACTTCAACACCACGTACAGCACGTCGACGCTGGGCTTCAACCGCAAGGCGATGTCCGCCCTGCTCTCGAAGATCACCGACGCCGCTGGTGGCGAGGCCCCGACTTACGGGGTGATGAACCCCGCCGACTACGCCACCCTGAACAACGACTTCATCGGGGTTGAGAACCAGTACGTCATGCCCGGCCGCGCTTACACGGCCGACACCCCGATCCGGTCGAGCTTCCCGAACATCAACGTTGCTGGCGTGCCGATCTTCGCGGACCACTTTGTCCCTGTCGGTAACGCCTTCTTCTGCAACATGAAGTACACCAACATCTACATCAGCGAAGACGCCGCCATGGACTTCAGCGGGTTCTACTCGCTGGTCCCGCTAGGCCAGATCGGCCAGCAAGGCATCGTGGTGTTGGGCTATGACCTCGTATCTGCCAAGTCGTCATCCGGTGCATGGGTGTACGGCTTCGGCGGTCCCGCTTACTAAGGAGACCCTAGGTGGCGCAGATTATCAGTGGGCCTGGAGTTCCCCTTCCATACCCGCAGAACCTCTACCCGAGCGAGCTGAACAACGCGCCGAACGACGCGCCGACGAACCTTCTCACGCTGGCGCCCGGTCAGGTTCTCCCCATCCCTGCCACCGGCACCAACGGATGGGCGGTGGATCCCGGCCCCTACGGTGTGTTGCAGTGGCTGGACCCGGTGACCGGCGCGTGGCGCGGCTTCAATTCGGCCCGCTCACCGTTCCAGGTTCTTTCCAGTGACGGTTTCACCCGACGCGTGGCCAACCTCACGGGTTGCCCGTTCGCGGCCATTGTAGCCAACGGCGGTTCCGGTTTTGCAGCGTCCACGGCGACGATCAGCGCAAACGTTGGTGGTTCGACGTGGCAGGCGATTGTCGGCGGCTCATTGTCGGTCTCCACGATTTCGGTGGTTGGTGCGAACTACACGGTGGCGCCGGAGGTTTTCATTCCGGCTCCCCCGAACCCCGGTGTGCAGGCCACAGCCTATGCGTCGCTCACCAGCGGCACGGTCTCATCCGTCTCCCTGGTCAACTTCGGCGCCGGCTACACCTCCGGCACCCTGAACGCGGTGCTGATCCCGAACCCGGCCGATCCCAACATCGGCACCATCACACAGGCCACCGTGGTCCTTGTGCTGAACGCCGCGAACTCCGGCGCGATCACCGCCGCCCTCTGCACCAACTTCGGGGCGCCATTGGCCACGCTATCGGCCTTGACGCTGACCGCAGCAGGTGGAGCAGGAACAGGGGCTACGATTACCCCGGTGATCATGCAGACCGTCCAGAGCGTGTCCGTGGTTGCTGGTGGCGGCGGATGGGGCAACGTCGCCGCGCCAGCGTTCGTCACCACGGCTGGGGGCGTTCCGGTATCTGTGTCCGCCATCAAGAACCCGGCGATCGAGCAGACCGGTTACATCCCTCGTCAGGCACAGATCGGCGTCACGACCAGCGCCTCCGGTGGCCTCTCCGCTCCGGTGATCATCGATGGCGGCCTGTTCGCAGGCACACCAACGGCAGTGATTGTCGGTGGCGGCACGTTGCCGACGACGCTGGCTTCGGTAGCTCTGACCATGGGAACGGCGAATACCTCGGTTCTGCTGCAACCGCTCTAATCGACGGGGCTGGAGGTGAGGGTTGCTGAGCACTTACCTGTCGGCCACGCAGGCGCTTCTTCAGAATCCCCCGGCAAACCCGCCGCTGTATTCCACCGCGCTGCTGACGACCGCCATAAACTCAGCACGCGGACAGCTTGCGGGCGAAGCCGAGTGCATTCGCTTCATGGGTTCTCTGACCTCATCGATTGGGAGCAGGGTCTATCCGTTCACGAGCATAGCCCTGACCGGTGCGGTGGGTATCCAGGGTGTCATCAATGTCCGCAGCGTCTGGTACCAGGTCGGACAAGGGCAAGTCCTGCTACGCCCGCGCCCATTTGAGTGGTTCTCTCTCTACCAACTGAACACGCCGGTTCCTCCATCCGGCCCCCCAAAAGTCTGGGCGCAATACGGGCAAGGAGCTGAGGCGCAGACCGTCCCCAACCCGATTGGGGGAGGGAGCATCTACGTTTCGCCGTTGCCTGACATTGCCTACGTCATGCCGGTTGATTGCGTGTGCTATCCTATTCCTCTGGCAGACGACACAACGGCGGAAGCGATCCCGTATCTGTGGACCGATGCGGTTCCGTATTACGCGGCCTATCTGGCGTTGTTGTCGTCACAGACCGGGGCTCGGATGCAGCAGGCGCAGGAGTATTTCAAGATTTACACGGACTTTGTTAACCGGGCACGGAGAGCGGCGACGCCTAGCCTTCTGCCGACGATCTATCCGCAACAGCCCAGTCCGGTCAGAGCCAACCAGCTTGGCTCGTCGGGCAAGGCGGCCTGATGTCGGACACGAACCCCCCCGTCTCTCAGTCCGGTACAGTAACTCCAGGACATCCGGCGGTATGGACCACTTCAGGCGTCGTTCAGGACGGTGGGACACCGACTTCTCCAGCGATGACCGGGGTCGGGATTCAGAAGGCGAGCGGAACGGCGGTCAGTATCAGCACGGCCGTCAGCCCCAGCCCGTATAATTTCTTCGGATTGGGCTTTGATCCACTCACGGGCAATGCACAAATTCAGGTGCAGAATTACAACGGTGCCCCAGCCGTTGGCTTACAGTACATCATAAACGGAGCGGTGTTTCCATTCCCAGGATCTATCTCTGGGAGCTTCTCCGTCCTGCCGAACATCGCCGCATTGCGGGGCAACACCCAATCTCTGACCGAGGTGTCGGTCCTTGGTTATTACAGCGGGTCGGATGGGGGAGAGGGGCTTTTCTGGTACAACT